CATGGCTTGTGAAAATGGAGAATGCGTCGTCTATGAAGAACGAGACAAATCAAAGTACATCAAACTTCTCACAGAATACATTGGAAAGTTTGTTAGAGATAAACTGGAGCTCTATGGAACCAAATAAAGAACTAGAAAAGGCAATCGAGAGTAAATTCCTAACACCATCAAAATTTGCTTTGGAAATTGAGAAGATTGTAATTGAAGAAAAAATCAATTATATTGATGCTATCGTACACTATTGCGAAATCAATGAACTTGAGGTAGACTCAATATCTAAGTTAGTGTCTAAACCGCTAAAGGAAAAACTGAAGTGGGATGCTACAAGACTTAATTTTATGAAGCGAACTTCGAGAGCAAAACTCCCATTATAATATGTCTCAAGAATTTGAAGGAACTTTATATGATGGTCCATTTCCACATTTAATTGTTGAAAACTTTTATAATGAGGAAGAACTGTCTTTAATATGGGAAGAACTAAATTTTTATACTAAACCAGGAAAATTACTTCCTGCAGAAAATTTTGGTGGAATATCCCATAAAACTAATGCATCTGCATTATGGTTAGATGCAGTTTATAGGAGGAGAGGAGGAAAAGACGCACCAGATTATAGTGCATTATCTAATATACTTACTGTTAATCGTAAGATTTTTAGTAGTGACATTATAGAAGTACTTTCAAAATCTGATATTTCGTGCAGAACATTTACTAGAAGTAACTATGATGCAACTAAGATTAGATATTATCATGATGGAGAATATTATAAACCCCATACTGACGCATCTAGTCTATTCATAGTATTCACATATTTTTATAAAGAACCTAAAAAGTTTTCTGGTGGTGAATTATATTTTCCACCATATGACTATGAGTTCTCCTGTCCCAATAATTCTTTAATTATTCTTCCTGCTTACGTTGAACATGGTGTAAGAAAGGTTAAAATCAAAGACTCTGATTACTTTGATGGATATGGTAGATATTGTATAACTACATTTGGTAATATTGAATCAAATCAAGAAAGATTAAATTACGTTTGATATGATCGTGACACCCTTTGAAACCTACCAACATTATTTGTCACTAAAAAATCATTTCACAAATCCTAAATATGATTTTTTCAAGTACGGAGCAAAAACCCGTGCTAGTGTGACTTCTTTTAATAAGAGAAAAGATAAGTATTGGTTTGAGAAGACCTCTCGCAAATACTCTGATGAAGAGGTCGTTGATTTTCTTGTATCAAATTTTTCTGCTGCTGACAACCCACAGAACCTATGGATTGGAGAAATTATCAATTCTGGCGAAAGGACCTACGCCGAATGGAAAAAACGGAGACAGAGTTCGACGTACTTGTTCAAAGAGCAAAGCAACGAATTGCTATCGGAGAACGAATTGGAAAAACTATTCGATTGTTCCAAGGGTCATCCAATCCTACTGAAAGAGTATCTAAGCGGGAGATTGTCTCTAGAAAACTTCGTGATTTACGACAAAATCTTCCATTTTTCAAAAAACTTTGATAAAAAGTTAGATGACCCAGTGTGGGAAACCGTCAGTTTGAAACTCAAAAAATATGGACCCTTCATAAATATTGATGTATTTCAATACAAGAAAATTCTAAGGACAATTGTAGATGAGTGACTTTTTCGATTCTGAAATCATTCAGGAAGAACTGACGGAAATTAATAATTTGCAAGAGAAAATCTATGGTTCTCTCTTCAGTTTCGGTATGATGTCCAAAGAGGATAAATTAGAACATATTGAAATACTTTCTGACTTGCTAGAAAAGCAGAAAGTGATGTATACTAGGTTATCTCTTTCAGACGACCCTAAAGCGGTTGAAATGAAAGAGAACCTTCGCAAGTCGGTCGCAATGATGGGATTCCCACCAGAGACCGACATGTCCATGCTATTCAATAGTATGAATGCAACCATCGAGGCACTCAAAAAATATGTTGACGCCTGAGGGTTTTTTCGCTATACTATCCAAGCATCCAACAAATCCAACTCAATCCGAGGTATCTAAATGTCTTTCGCAGACCTTAAAAAGCAATCCAAACTGGGCTCCCTGACTCAAAAACTGGTCAAGGAAGTCGAAAAAATGAACAACAACGGTGGCGGTTCCGCCGATGACCGTTTCTGGAAACTGGAGTGTGATAAGAGCGGCAATGGTTATGCCGTTATCCGTTTCCTGCCTGCTCCCAATGGTGAGGATCTCCCCTTCGTGAAACTGTACTCCCACGCCTTCCAGGGTCCTGGTGGTTGGTACATCGAGAACTCTCTGACTACTCTGGGTCAGAAGGATCCTGTGTCTGAGTACAACTCTATGCTGTGGAACAACGGCACTGACGCAGGTAAAGATGCTGCTCGTAAGCAGAAGCGTAAACTGACTTATATCAGCAACATCTACGTTGTGAAGGATCCTGCTAACCCTCAGAATGAAGGTCGTGTCATGCTGTATAAGTATGGCAAGAAAATCTTCGACAAACTCACTGCTGCCATGCAACCTGAGTTCGAGGATGAGGAAGCAATCGATCCGTTCGACTTCTGGCAAGGTGCCAACTTCAAACTGAAGGCAAAGAACGTTGCTGGTTACCGTAACTATGACTCTTCCGAGTTCGCACGCCCTGATGCTCTCCTGGACGATGATGATGCCATGGAAGCAATCTGGAAGAAGCAATCTTCTCTGCAAGAGTTCGTTGCTGCTGACCAGTTCAAGGACTACGACACCCTGAAGAAGCGCCTGGACTATGTGCTGGGTAACAAGGGCACTCCTCGTTTCCAAGACCAAGAAACCGTTGAAGCAGAGGAAGAGTTCCGCGCTTCTAACCGTGGTACTGCACCCGCAGTGACTTCTACCCCTGGTGACTTCAACGCAGAAGACATCCTCCCATCCAATTCATCCTCTAGCGATGATGATGACGATGCTCTCTCTTACTTCGCTCGCCTTGCTGAGGAGTGAAATCCGATTACCACATTGACCGTGTGAGTAAATCCGAAGCCGCAGAGTTACTTCTGCGGTTTCATTATCTTAAGGACTTTTCTAAAGGATTTAAGAGTGGATATAACTACGGTCTTTATGAAAACAACGATTTCAGTCCACTCAACATTGGTGGCATCAAGGGAGTCTGTGTTTTCACTGGACTCCCTGTTCCAGAAATAGCACAAGGAGCATTTGGTCTAGGAAGAAATGAGCAAGAAGGTCTATTCGAACTTTCACGACTTTGTATCCATCCTACAACTCAGCAAGGGGAATATAATATCACTTCCTGGTTTGTATCCAGATGTATCAAACAGTTACGAAGAGAAACAAAAGTTAGGGCAATCATTTCTTACGCTGATAGCGACTTTCATGATGGTACAATCTATCGCGCTTGTAACTTTAAATATTGTGGGCTTTCAGACGCTAAGAAAGATTTCTACTTTTCCGATGGCACCAAACATTCAAGAGGTAAAATAAAAGGTGCTGAGGGAGAATGGCGTGACCGCTCCCGTAAGCACCGTTATGTTATGATGTTTGATAAGAAACTAGACCTTTTATGGTCCAGTGAGTCTAGTGTTCTCAGTGGATGCTAGTTTCTTATCAATAAATGATGTGCTTTCTTTGTAATTCATCAGTGTTCTCATATCATTTAAGAACTGCTGAAGATAACTTGGTTTCATCAGATTGATTTCTCTCTTTTTTTCATTCTCTATAGTTTCATATTCATAGTTAGAGATACCAACAACAGGATTGATATTGTTATTCACTGATTTATAATCAATATTACTTGTTTGAGGTCTTACTCCAATATAATAATTGGTTGCCGAGGCATCATAAGGAGTTGGAATTGTAAAGTTCTGGTCTACTTTTTGACCTGCTGGCAGTATTAATCTTCCCCTGTTATCTCTAACTTCAATCGTTTCATAATGATGAATATCATTTAATTCATTACCATACTTATTTTCAGCATAACGATATAAGTCATAGTTTGAAAGTGGCCATTCATCTTTAATATTAGTGATGCCACAGGTTAAAATAACAATCCAATCACGGTCAGCAGACCCGTAAATACTTTCTGCTAAAGTATCAGGTCTTTCACCATCTTTGATAACATACTTCTCAAAGAAAACAATATTATCTTGAATCCAATCACGAATCTTTACTCTACGAAATATATTCTTGATTGCAACATAATCCGTCGAAGAATGCTTATGTAGCAAGTTTGATGGATATAATAAATCTGGTAGCTCTCTAAAGTAAGACATCAGTAACCGACTCCGTAGTTAGGACCAATTCCAATCTCATCATAATCTTCTGCGTAAACTGGATTGATTTCTTTCAAGGTGCATGATAATCTGATATGAACTGGTGTTCTATCATAGTATGTTGCGTATGTTCCAGAAGCAGTGTAGTTTACAGACAAATCAGTAAGAACACCAACTTTAAATCTATTTAAGAATGGATGTTCTCTTTCTCCACCAGTGACATATTCAAATTGGAACAAATCAGGTGAGTTGATAAAAACCCCATCACCTCTCTTTGGAACCATTGCTCTCTTCATTGTTCTGATGATTGCCTTCACTTCCTGCGCTTCTCTATCATCTCTTGGAGTGAAGTCAAAGGTGAATGGGAAACTTCTCAGAGTTACATTACTGAATAGAAGTTCAAGGTTTGATTGAAGGATTTGTCCTGATGCTCTAGTAACCAGTGATGTTGGGTTGACGTTTGCACCAAACTGATTGATTGCTGTTGCACTCAATGCAGTTTTCATTAAATCTAAAGTTCTACCATTGGCTGAGTTTGAAAGTGAGTCAAGTGCTGATTTTCCAATATTCTTAATTGCATCTAGTTTTGCCTGCCTTTCTTCTGGTTTATCAGTAGGCATGTCCATTGCACTTTTTGTTAGTGACAGTCCAGCAGCCTGCAATGGATTCAAAGTATCTTCAGCATATCCAACTGATAAAGAGTCAGTAACTTGCTGTGGAATAGGTAACCAGATATATCTGGCATCTTTCATAAATTTGGCAGACTTGGGATTATTAAATTTTGAAGTTGTGGTTGGTATAGGATTTATTGTGCGTTTTTCTTTCCCATTAACAGTTGTTTTTGTGACAAGTTTGTCCAAACCAAATGCATCACTAGGATCTCCCTTATAAGAAAAAATTCTAATCAAAAGCATATCAGTATGCTCATCCAATGCTTTCAGTGGATATCTAAAAGCAGTTGGACCATCATTAGTATTTGTCTTAGTATTCTGCGCGTCAGATGCTTGCTCTGGAGTTTTATTTGCTACTTTACTTGGCGACACCCGATTCTGATTGCCCCTGGCACGGGCACGGTTAGCCGCAATCATTTCTTCTCTACCAGAAGGTCTTATCGCCATTATGGATCTTTTTAGATATTTAGCTTGAAATTAGCAAAAGGTATCATATATAGATCTTTTACTTCCGAAGGATACACTTCATACAACCCTCCAGCGACTTCATTCCAAGTATATTGGCGTATTTCGTCCCAATGAAAGTTATATCCACGGAATCCCCACGGAAGAACTGCATCAACTTCTACAAAAGGATTCTGATCGTATCTTAGTTGAGGGGTTTTGGCATTATAAACGAACACATAAATCTTACCTGCCTGCACCCCCTGTACAGGAGACTCTGTCAATACTTCAAGCAGTTCAAGCATGATATCATCTGGATCCTTGATACCAATGATACTATCACTGATTCCACGAATTCTATTGCGATTAGTATCAGTATCTGTAGGTCTTTTTGCCATCACTTAATGCCAAGTTCTTTTTCGGTCATCACCTTAAATTCCCACATTCTATCTTTACAGTATTCTTTTGCTGCTGCCCACTTTGCTTGATTTTTGGCATACTCATATGCCTCACCAAGATACTTTTTAGTCTGCCTCTTGGGTTTTGGTGGTGGAGAACACTGTCGTAGTGGTTTCACTTCAATCAAAGATGATTTGATTTTACCATTCGCATCCTTATACTTAATAAAAAAGTCTGGAAAGTAACGATGGACTTTATTATCAATAGGAGAGCGATACGGAATACAAAACTCTTCCGACTGCCATTCTAAAACATTTTCATTCAGATCACAATATCTCATCATTTTGCGTTCCCACAGAGAGCGATAGATGATATTGGTTGGGTCTCCCTTGTATTTTTTAGGATTTTCTGGTTTGTATTTTCCTTTATATGACATCTAAATAACTAAACAATCACTTATAAGATATTTAGAGTGCCTAGACCATTTCCAAAAAAGATATCGCAAATAAAACCAGTATTATCTAATGTTGCTCTAAGTTCTCACTTTGCTGTTGAATTTGGTGGATTTGGTGTAGGACTGAAAGAGTATTTGCGTTTGAGAGGAGTTGATCCTAGATTTATAACTGATAGTATTTCTTTGCTGTGCTGTAGAGCATCTCTTCCTGGTAGTGGATTTGCTACAACTGATGTAGTTGGTCAATACATGGGTGTCACTGAGAAAATGGCACACACAAGAACCTTTGTTCAGATGGACCTTGACTTTTATGTCGACACTGGATATAGGTCATTAAAGTTCATTGAACACTGGATGGAATTTATGTCATCTGGTTCTACAACTTTTGATGGAGTTAGTGCTTTAAGAGATGGATACTATTTCAGAATGAGATATCCAGATGAATATAAGTGTGATGAAACTAGAATTGTAAAGTTCGAAAAAGATTACAAGAGATATATTGAATACAGATTTTTTGGATTATTCCCACTATCATTAAATGCTGTTCCAGTATCTTATGAAGGGTCTACAATTTTAAAAGCAACTGCCTCTTTCCACTATGATAGGTATGTTTCTGGTCAGTCAAGATCTTTGAATGAATTTTTCAGAAATGATAATAACAAAACTCTAGAAACAACTGCTGGTGAACTTGCAAATAATCCTTTGAATAATGCAGCATCAAATGTCATTTATGGAAATGCTAGTGTAAATAACAGAACTTCTTATAGGAATGCTAAAGTAAATACCAACAACGACCTTGGTATAAATGTGAGTGGTGATTACTTTGGTAAGGATTCTTCAGTTCTTTCTGATAGAGAAATTGCAGCAGGATTTGTAGGAAACCGTTTCATAAACTGATCTAAATATTTTTACTGAATTGTAAGGATTGTAATGCCTTTACCAAAAATTTCTACGCCAACCTATGAGTTGGTTATTCCTTCGACTGGAAAAAATATTAAGTATAGACCATTTCTAGTCAAAGAAGAAAAAGTTTTGATTGTTGCAATGGAGAGTGAGGACACAAGGTCCATTGCAAATGCAGTCAAAGATGTTATCAAGAATTGCATCATCACCCGTGGTGTCAAGGTAGAAGAACTTTCTACTTTTGATATTGAGTATCTGTTTCTCAATATCCGTGGAAAGTCTGTTGGTGAGGAGGTAGAAGTTCTTGTTACATGTCCTGATGATGGTGTAACTAAAGTTCCCCTTACGATTGCTCTTGATGAAATTCAAGTTCAATTTGATGAGGAACATTCGAGAGATATTAAACTTGATGATGCTCTCACACTAAGAATGAGATATCCTTCTATGGAAGAGTTTATCAAAAATAATTTTGTAGTATCTGATATTAGTGTTGATGATACTTTTGAAATGATTACATCATGTATTGAGCAAGTATATAATGAAGAAGAATCTTGGTCCGCAAAAGATTGCAGCAAAAAAGAATTGAAAGAGTTTGTTGAGCAATTGAGTTCAAAGCAGTTCAAAGAGATTGAAAACTTCTTTGGCACTATGCCTAAACTCTCTCATAAGATTTCAGTATTGAATCCAAACACTGAAGTTGAAAGTGAAGTTGTTCTGGAGGGACTGGCAAGTTTTTTCGCGTGAGTATGGCTCACACTGACCTTGAGTCATACTTTCGAATCAATTTTTCTTTGATGCAACACCATAAATATAGCTTGACAGAACTAGAGAACATGATACCGTGGGAGAAAGAAATCTATCTTGCTTTCCTCCAACAGTATATTGAAGAAGAAAACTTAAAGGCACAACAGAATGGTTAGCACACCGTTTGGAAGAGGACCCAGAATATCAGCAGCTGCTTACACTGGCAGAGCGGTTGCTCCTGGAGCCGTTTCACAACCAGACCCTGTAACAACCAATTTAATTACAAGAAATTCTTTACAGTTAGGAGTTGTTGCCAATCAGATACAAGGATTGACTGCTCAGATGCAATCCTTGACTGGTTCCTTACAAGTCATTGGTGGCAGTTTACGTCAGCAACAGAATCTTCTTGCTCAAAAAGAACAAACCGAACAAGAATTACAAAATAGATTAGCACAGCAAAAATTACGCGAAGGAAAAGAAAGCGTAATTGAAAAGAAAATACAGGCATCAGCATTAGCACCTGCAGAAAAAATTGCATCTAAAGCACAATTTACTTTAGGTAGATTGGGCAATTTCTTCCTAACATTACTTGGCGGTTGGTTACTAACTTCTAGTATTCAACTATTCCAAAAATATGGAGATGAAGTTAGGGCAAAGTTCAATCAAATAAAAGAATTTAGTATCGATGCTTTCAATGTCATTAGTGGCATTGTTAGCACAATAGCAGATACTATTAATAATGTATCTAATAGTCTTCAAAGACTTGCAACTAAGATTAAAGAATTAGCAACAACAGGAGTTTTTAGCGATCTGGTTGGTCAAATTACTGACGTTGTAAAAAATACAGCACAAGATGCAGCAAATACTGCTGGTGGTTTTCTAGGTTTGACACCATTCCCAGAAAGAAAAAAAGAAACGGAAGCAACCAAAGAAGAAGGTGGTGGTGAAAAACAAGAAATAGACCCAGCAACTCCACCAGGTCAAGAACCAAGTAAGAACGTCTTCCAAGATTTATTTGAAAAGGGGATGGACTTCTTTGGGGGGAACTCCATGTTGAACCCAGAGAATCTTGGTAAGGGTGGACCCAGCATGGCAGAACCCATGGAAACCATGATGGGTGATACCAAATTTACTTTTGATATGGGTGGAGGTGAAATTGATTTATCAAAACCAGTAGGTGCTGAAGGCAAAACTACAAAGATAGATCCTGCAACTACAGAGTTGTCCATGGTTGAACCACAGGAAACTGCTATGGGAAAACCTATAGAGAAACCTGTGGAGAAACCTGCAGAAAAGATGGAAGAATCTGAGCAGGTTGTTGATCCAGAAACACCAGCAAAGTATGGAGAAAAATCTTTACAAGTAGAAGAAGGTAGTAAAGAAGCACCAACACCAACACCACAAATAGAAGGGGATGGGAAAGAAACAACCGTTTCTATTGAAGGTGATCCATCAAAGAAAGTAAGTCCCGGTGATACTACATTATCAGATATGGGATTCACTCCAAGTGAAATTCAAGGTTATATTGACGAAGAAAAATATATTGGCAAAACTGGAAAACTTCCACCTTCAATGATGAAGTTTGATGGTGTTTCGAAATCCAAAGAAGTTGCACAAAGAGTTTCTGCTCCACCAGAGGAACCAGGAGTAACTGTAGTTCCAATGCCAATGGAAAGTGGAGATTCTGGTGGTCAACAACAAGCACCAGCAGGAGTTTCTGGTGGAGCAATTGCTGGCACTCCAGCATATTTGACATTTAATCCAGATGTCAGTAAGTTTTATGGTGCAACCTCACACTTTAACGTAGTAATCTAATGTCAAAAGCAAGAGAATCATTACTCAAAAGTGGAGATAGTCTTGAAGGGATTAAAAAATCCATCAATGCTTTTGGTGCAAGTTTAAGAGCAGCAAACAATACATCTTCTGTTATTATAAGAGAGATCAATGAAAGTAACAGAGATAGAAAAAATGCAATCCTTAGGAAGAGAGATTTATTTGAAAAGAGAAGAGAAGCGGTAAGAAAAAGAGAAAGAGAGGATATTGTAGAAGCAGGTAAAGTAGATGGAATTTTTAGAAGAACTGGAAAAGTTATAGGAAGTAGCACAAAAGGATTCCTTGGTAGGGTAATGGACTACCTGGGAACCGTATTAGTTGGATGGATGGTAACAAGTTTACCACTGATTGTTGAAAAGGTAGAAGAATTAAGTGGAAGAGTTCAACAAACAACTGGAGTTCTGAAAGATTGGTTTGACAATACAGTAAGTTTCTTTGGTGGATTTTTCTCAGGTCTTGGAAGTATCTACAATACTCTGACAGTATTTGATATTGATGCTCTTAAAAAATCAACAGACAAATCTACAGATAGTCTTTTTAACAGTGTAGATTCTCTGATTAAAGATTTTAACAGAACTATCCAAGATATTTCAGATTTTGACCTTAGTGAATCACTTGGTCTTGGAAAAAAATCCAAAGATGATACACCATCAACGCAAGGTGGTGGAACACCAGGAACTGCAGGAAAATTAAAACCAATTCATAAAGAAGCACTTGATATTATTGCTGGACCAGAAAGTGGTGGTGACTATAATGCTATGAATAATGGTCAGGCAGGTGATAGACCTGGCGGTGCAAAGAAATGGTTGGGTAAAAATCTTACTGATATGACTATCGGTGAGGTCAAAGATTTCCAAAACAATAAAAAAACACTCTGGGCAGCAGGTCGTTATCAAATTATTCCTGGAACTCTTCCAACTGCACAGAAAGGTGCTGGATTGAGTGATAATGATAAGTTTGATGAGGCAAACCAAGATTTGATGGGTATTGCCTTACTCAAAATTCAGGGACATGAAGCATGGTCGAAGTATTCTTCATATACTCCTGCAGAAATATCAGTGATGGAGAAGGCAAAGGCGACTCCTTATGGAGAAGTCAAAGAAACAAGACCTTCTTCGGGTAGCACTACCGTAGGAACTTTTGAAACACCATCTGGAAATATTACTATAGATCCAAATAAAAGGATTTCTATTGGTTCAAAAGTTGGTGATACAATTAAGAGTGATTTCTTTGGTTCTATGGCTGCTGGTAGAACAAGACCACATGGTGGTGCTGATTATGCCTGCCCAACAGGAACTTACATTGCTTGTAAGATGCCATGTAAAGTTGTTGAAGCAAGATTCCAGAAAGGATATGGATACTATTGTGATATTATTATTCCCAAATTGGGTGTTAGGTTGAGATTTGCCCACCTCAGTGTGCAGTTAATCAGTAGTGGTGAAGTTTCTCCAGGAGTTCCATTCGCACGAAGTGGTAATACTGGACGTAGCACTGGACCACACATTCACATGGAGGCAACTAAGAATCTTAGTGGAACTGCATATGGTGGCGACATGAGTCCAGACCCATATACTGATGTGATGATTTTCTCCAAGAATCCTCCAGTTGAGGGTGCCAAAAAAGAAAACGGTGGAGTATTAGATATTGCAAAAGATATGCTTGGTTTTGGTGGTCCATCACTTGAATCAATGCCATCAAGAGATGTGGCGGGAGGTATCACCCCAGAGAAGAGGGGACAAGTGATTCCTGTTCCAATTCCTACTGGAGGTGGTGGACAACAATCTTCACCTCCACCCGCTTCAAGAGGAGGAGGTGGTGGAGACAGTATGGAGTCTTCTGGTGCTTCGTTAAATACTGTTATGGCAACAATTCTTCTTAGGGAGTTAGAATACGTATAATGGCAGCATCAGATCCTTCTCAGTATGAAGAAGTTCTTCTAGAATCTAATGATAAGTCGAAGACTGTTGATTTACGTCTTGGAGTCCAATCAATAGATTACTATGAAGATATATTTTCACCAACAATTTCTGCGAAAATTGTTGTAACAACAACTGGTAATGTTTTAGAAGGTAAGTCGATTTATCAAGGTCTTCCATTGAGAGGTGGAGAAAGACTGAAACTGAAGATAAAAGGTAATTCTTCTACAAATCCTGGTCTAGATTTTACAGACACTGATAAGTATCTTTATGTTTCTAGTATCGGTAATGTAATTAGTGGAAACCAATCAGAATCATTTGTTCTGAATCTCTGCTCTAGAGAAGCGATTACGAATGAAACCTCTAGAGTTCCTGTAAAGTTTCCAACATCATCTCCAATCTCAGCATCAGCACAAAAGATAATTCAAGACTATCTCAAGACCAAGAAACCAGTTGAAGTTGATCCTACGATGAATACTTATGGTTTCATCGGCAATATGAGAAAACCATTCACGGTTTTGACGTGGTTAGCATCAAAAGGTGTTCCAGAAGTCGAAGGTGATGGAACTGCTGGATATTGTTTTTATGAAACACAAACTGGATATAAATTTAAGGCACTCGATAATCTGATTGCATCAGAGAAGAGAGCAACTTATAATTCAACAGATGTTGTGAATCCAAATACAGATTCTCAAGACTTTCAAATTGTAAGTTTTAAGATTGATAGAAATCAAAATGTATTGCAGAATCTACGATTAGGAACCTATGCAAGTCAGAGGAGTTATTTCAACCCACTGAACTTCACTTTTACGCATCCAGAAAAGGGATTGTTCAAACTTGATGATTATTCTGGAAAATCTAGAAATCTTGGAGATAAAATTACACTACCTAAAATAAGTGATGATTCTGATGATACTCTCGGAGATGTTCCATCAAGATTACTTACTGGAGTGGTTGACTTAGGAACACTTGAAGTTGGTGTTTCAACTGCAAAAAATGCTGACCCACTGCTGTATCAATCACAATCATTGATGAGATATAATATCCTGTTCACTCAGACGTTGAATGCCACTATTCCGTGCAATACAACTCTTGAGGCGGGTAATATTATTGAATGCCTGTTCCCATCAGTTACTACAGGAGAGAACAAGGAATATGACCAGGACCAAAGCGGTCTATATATGATTAAAGAGTTGTGTCATCATTTTGACACAGAGGGTTCTTGGACCTCAATGAAACTAATTAGAGATACTTTTGGTCAGTATAGTCCAAATAATCAGAAAAAATAATGATAGAAGAGTCTTTACTTAAAACTAATTTTATTGGGAGGGATGGATTCCGTTGGTGGATTGGTCAAATTCCTCCCAAGACATCGGGACAGAGTGAGCAATCTAATGGTTCTGGATGGGGAAACCGTGTAAAGGTTCGTATTCTTGGTTATCATCCTTATAGTGTAGTTGAACTTCCTGATGATGATTTGCCTTGGGCAAATGTTCTTTTAGGAACGACTGATGGTTCTGGTGCTGCTAACAGAGCAAATTCTGTCGCTCTTTCGCCAGGAGATACTGTATTTGGATTCTTTCTTGATGGTGATAATGCTCAAGTTCCTGTTATTGTGGGAGTTTTTGGGAGAACAAGTCAAGTAGCATCTACAGATTATGTAAGTCCTTTTGTTCCATTTACTGGTTATACTAGTAAGATTCAGAATGATGGTGCTAAACTTGCAAAAAATGAAGCAAATGAGCAGAATGCTAACTCACAGAAGTCACCACGTTCTGTATCAAAAACTGATGCTGATAAGATAAACAGTAAAACCAATCCTGATGGTGACCCTGCAAAGAAAGAAATCACCTCATCAAGTGCGATTGGTAAAAAGGTTACGGCAGCATCTGCAGAGAAAGATAGTGCAATCCAAAAAATTAAGAATGAAGTAGATAATTTTGTATCTAGAGTTAAAGATATTACCGATAATGTAAATGATGCCATCGGTAAAGAAAAGCAAAAAATATTTTCTGCTATTGATAGCATGACAGCATCTATTCAAAAAGGTGCTACACGCTTAGTTCAGGACATGACTAGAAACTTGTCTGAGGCGATGGTGCCAGTATTGAACACTGGTCTACAAAAACTATTTGATACTGTTTATGCATTAGTGTTTGCTGCAACAAAAAGTGATCCTATTGCCACAAAAGCAGGAACTGTTGCACAGGCACTTCTAATTGGACCAGTTAAAAAATTATCAGATGCTATTCCATGTATTGCAAATAATGTAATCAATGGTATTGGTGAAACTATCAAAGGTATTCTTCAAAATGTTGCTGATAATGTTACCAACTTTGTTTCCTGTATTGGAGACCAAGTAGTCGGTGCATTAATGAACAATATCATTGGTGGAGTTGTTAAACTTATACAACCATTCCTTGGCGGTCTTGATAAGATACTTGGTGGATTTAGTCCACTGAATTTCTTAAGAAGCACTGCTAATGCTATTTTAGGTTTGGCAGATAGACTTGGATGTAATGAAATTGCTCCTGATTTTGACCTTGCATCTAATGAGTGGGTAATCGGTAAAGGTTCTAGCGATAAGGTAGGAGTTCCTGTTCAGGATATTTTAGACACTGCAAACGAAGCACAAGGATTGGCAGAACTTGCAATCAATGCGGTTCAGGATATTGCTGGAGACACTGGTGCTCTTGGTGTATTTGATTTTGCAAATCCAAGCGTTTCTGTTCCTGGATTCAAGAGTGTTCTTGGAAACTGTTATGCTGGTCCCCCAGAACTTGGTGGATGTGGTGGAACTAAAATTAAAATCTTTGGTGGTGGAAAAGGTAAAGGTGGATCAGCAAAAGCAATTATCGGTGCCCTTGGGCAGATTGCAGAGGGTGGAAGAGGACTTACTGGAAGTTTAATTGGTGTCGACCTTGTAAATGGTGGAGGTGGATACACATTCCCACCATTCGTAGAGATTGTTGATGAATGTGGTAGAGGATACGGTGCTTCTGCAAGAGCAGAAATTGATTATGATCCAGATTCGCCAACATATCAACAAATTACTGACATTTACATTGTTACCGAAGGTGAAGACTATACTGTTGGTGAAGACCAAGAAGATTACATTACAGATGATGAGAATGGACCAATCATTGTAGACCAAGGTCAAGGTTATGATGACACTACAGATAGTGTAACAGATGATTCTGGAAACGATTATACAATCATTACAGATACTCGTGGCGGAATTGTAAATGTTGTGAAGAATGATAGAGATGATGGAGTCGAAGGAACAGTTCAAAGCACTACTACCACTAGCACCGCTGCTAGACAAATTCCATCTATTACACAACCAGTTAGGTATACAATAAAATCTCTTAGAGGATCTGGTGCTATCTTAAAACCAAGACTCATTCCAAGACCAGCAGAACCTCAAGGAGAAATAAGACAAGTTATCGATTGTATCGAATAAATATCCAAAAAAGGATTATTATAGATGGCACACGACCAGAATTGGGAAAAAAGACAATACGTTAGTTTTAGTCCACAGTTTAGAATTGATGTCAACAATCCACAAGTAGGATATAATGGTCCTGGTGTCTATGATCTTTATGGCACCACCGACGAAGGTGACGTTTCACTTGCTGGTATGATACAGGGTGGCATCTATCGCTTGTATAATGACAGAACCATTGAGATTATTGCAGGAGACAAATCAGAGCGTGGTGGTGTAGATATTTGTATCACTGGAATGAAAGGCAGTGTTTTGATTACTGCCATGGAAAATGGTGATGTAAGAATTGCAGGAAAAGATATTATATTAGAAGCAAAAGAAAATATAAAACTAAAATGTGGCAATGATATTACCTTAGATGCTGGTAATAAGATTGATATGAATGCAAAGGAAGCATACTGTGAGGCACCACACTCCTATGGACCTGATTGTATTGCAACTGAAGACAATGTAAATTCATTCTTGAATCAGGTATATTCCGGATTAAATGCAGAAGGTATTGCGAGAGCAGCATCAGCAGCAGCAGGTGGACCTGGTGCAGCAGCAGCAGTTTCTGTAGCATCTCAGGCGATTAAAGCATTAGGATAATCATGACACAGTATAACTTTGAATCTGTCTTTGCAGGAAAATCTGATTTTCTATCAAATGCAAAGTTTTCTGGTGGATTGGAGTTGCAGTCAACAGCAAACGTAAAAGAAATTTTTGAAAAAGTATGTGTGTATGAAGAGTCTACATATCAAGATATTGAAATTGATATAAGCAAAGGTTCACTTCACAACTATACTGCAGAGGCTACTGGCAATTTTACTTTTAATATAAAAGGACTGAAAGATATACCAAAAGGAAAAAGTATTGTAGTTACTATATTAATTAATATGGGAAGTAGTGCTTATGTGATGTCAAATCCAACAACTACTGGATTTAAAATTGATGATGAAGATGTTGTAGTGAAATGGATTAATTCAACATCACCAACATCAGGATTTGTGAATGCAGTAAATGCATATACTTTTGCAATCATCAAAAACGACAAAGAAGATTATACAGTTTTAGGAACTTTGAGTAGTTTTGGATAATGCCGATATTTGGAACTAATTCATCTATTAATGCCAGTGGATACGGTTTTCTTGGTTCAAAAGAGAGAACCATAGAGTCTACTATTGCTCCCAGAAATCTAATTGAGGGAACACAGATTACTGTGACTGTGACTACTGATGGTTTTGCTGATGGAACAGTCCTTTATTATACCATCAGAGGAGACCTTGGAACAATAACAGCAT